CGGGGCCCCGGACCCGGCGGCCGGCGGCAGGCGCGCGGCGCGTTCCGTCACACGGTGGTGCGCAGGCGCTCGACGCCGAGAGGCGCGCCGATGACGAAGACGCGGTCGACGAGCGCGAACCACTTCGACGGGGAGTGCTTGGTTTTCTTCAGCAGCGCCTCGTCGTGCTCGAGCGCGAACGCGCGCAGCTCCTCCCACGAAGAGATGCGCTTGGACTCTGCAGCGTCGGACACGATCGTGCGTGTTGCGCCGAGGCCCATCGAGTGCGCCAGCTTGCACAGGCGCCAGTGGTACTCGGAGCCGACGGGGACGCATTCGATGCCGGCGATGCGGAGCATGCGGCCGATGGAGCGGCTGTAGTAGTTCAGCAGCTTGAAGCCGCTCGACAGGGAGTACATCGAGTCGGTTGTGAGGCGCTCGTGCTGCACGCCCAGGTCTTTCGACTCGCTCGGCATGAGCTGGAAGTAGCCGCGCTCTCCGAGCGTCGTGACCTCCGCGAGCCGGCCTCCCGACTCGACCTGAATCCAGCCGACGGCGACGCCGAGCGGCACGGTCCACGCGGAGCAGAGGCTTTCGAGAGCAGGCCGCAGCTTCGGCAGCCAGTCGTTGCTCACGGCTTGCGAGCGGCGTCGAGCGCCTGACGCGTCGCTTCCGACTCCTCGACAAGCGCCTGGTGCGCGGCGTCGGCTGCCTCGGCCAGCTTCGCCCTGGCAGCGTTCAGCCGGCCGACGATGTCGGCGTGCTTCTCGGTGCTGGCGGTCTTGGCGTCCTTGATCATCATGATGACGTCGCCGACGAGGGCGAATGCGGCCACGAGAATCGCTTCCACTACTTCACCGCCTTCTGGAAGTCGGCCGCTGCGCGCGCGATGTCGGTGGCGAGCTGCACCACCTGCGCGACGAGCTCGGCAACCTTGTTCTTCATGCCGCCGGCGTCGATGGCGTCGGCGTAGGAGCAAACGACCTCGACCGCTTCTCGCTTGGTGTCGAGGATGGCGAGCGTCGACGAGAACGCCTGATCGTGCGCCGCAGCTCGAGCTGTGAGGGCGCCGATGGTGTCCGTCTTGATCGACGACCGCAGCGCCTTCTGGTCAGCGCGGTATAGCGCCGTGGTTCCGCCGTAGGTGTCGGCGAGCAGCGTCGAGGTGTTAGCGCACGCCTGGCGCAGCCCATCGGTTCCAGGCGCGCAGCCGATGAAGAGAAGCGCAGCGAGTCACGCATTGTCGGGCTCCTTCGGCGCGTCGTCTTGCTTCTTCTTCTCGACGATCAGCGAAGGCATGCCGGGCACGTTTCCCCGGCCGAACACCCCGGTGCGGCCGACGGATGCGTACCAGCTCGGCATGTCGACGAGGACGGTGTAGATGATCACCTTCCACTTGGCCGACGTCGGCGCGGCGATCTTCGCGCTGATGATGGTGGCGATCACGGACCACACGGCCATGACCACCGCGAGGCGGCTTTCGAGATTGCTCATGTTCAGGGACTCCAACTTTGGTGTTCAGGTCTTGGATGGCTGCTTCGAGAGGAGGGCGCGCACCAGCTCGCTCAAGTGCCGGCGCTCCTCGACGAGGCGTTTGATCGTCGCTTCGCGCTGAGCGATCCGCGCGCGCAGCTCGTCGCAGGTGGCGCGGCACATGGCGACCTCGGCCTCGCTTGTGGACCAGAGCGGCCGCAGCTCGTCGTCGTCGTCAGCGTCCACGTCGCAACAGCTCGAGGATGAAGTGGGCGGCGGTGCCGATCGCGCCCGCCGGCAACGCGTGCTTCAGTAGCCACAGCCCCGCCTTGCCGAGGGGGATGGCCTTGCCTCCGATGTGCCAGACCAGCCCGTCCTCGGTCGGCGGCGGCGGCGCGACCGGGAACACGCCCGAGGGATCGCGGACCAGCGCATGCTGCCCGGTAGGCTCTCGCAGCGGCCACTGCCCGCTGGGGCCGAGGTACGCGATGCGGCGCGCGCCATCGAGCAATGTCTTGGGCGCCAGGTCCGCCAGCTCCTGAGGAGAGAGGCGCCCCACCAGCTCGGAGACGTCGATGCGGGCCTTGCGTTCGAGAGACTCGATCGAGTCTCGGGTCTTGCCGATCGCGGCAGCCAGGTCGTTGAAGCGCGCTGCGACGGAGGCCGCGTCGCGATCGAGCACGCGAAGGTGCGCGTTGGTGGCGGCCGACAGGTCGCGCACGCATTCGGCGACGCCGTCCAGGTCGCGACGTGCTTCTTCGACGTCGCGCTTGATGTCGGCGACGTCGTCAACGAGGTGTTGCACCGCCAGCGCAATGCGCGAGTTGTTGCGTTCGTCCATCGGCATCGCCTCGTTGGTCCTGTCGAGCGCAGACGAGGCGGCAAGTCTCAGCCACTTCGCGACGCATCATTTCGTGTGGGTCGTGCAGGTCTTCGGCGTCTCCTCGACGGAGCGGGGCGGAAGCTGCCTCTGTTTCGGTTTCCGGGTGGGTCATCGAGCGCCTTGTGGTGAGGGCGGCGTCAGCCAGCCGCCGAGATCATCATCAGAGCCGCCGGCCAAGCCGTCGCCGGCGCCGTCCTCTGGATGACATGGAGGCCACCCTGGAACCTGACAGGAGGCGCACGACTCGACGCAGACAACGCCGCCTGCGTCGCAATATGTCGTCTGCACGGGTGAGCACACAGCGCAATGCGCGCGCCCTCTCTCAGGTCCGTCGGTGCAGTGCCACGGCCAGAACTGTGGCGGCAAGGGCGGCTCGTCGATGATGCACAGCGAGTAGCGCAGCGGCGCGCAGCTCGGGCCGCCGTCGATCGGCGAATCGGAGCCGCCGCACGATGCGGAGAGCACCATTGCGGCGAGCACAGCGATACGCATGCAGGTGGTTATCGGGTCGGCTTAGACCACTGAGAAGTGGACTTTGATGAAACCGTTCAGCGCATTCGCAGCGTGGGCGTTGTAGACGACGACGACGAACGAACCGTTCGACACCGATGTGACGCTGATCTGAGGCGTCCCGTTCGTACCGAAGGTGCCGCCGTACCCGCCGATGCTGACGTTGATCGTCGACGTCGAGCTGACGTTGCTGTTCGTGACGGTGAACGTCTGCACGGCCTGGGCGGCGGTCGTAGCGGTAACCGTGGTGATGACGCCCGACGAGGAGTTGAGCGTCACTCCTGTAACGAGGTTCGTGGTCTGCGTGACGGCGCCGTCGCCGAGGTTGACAGGTGCGCCCGCACGTCCGATCGCAATGGACGTGGCGCTGCCTGTGCCGAGAGAGAGCGCGCCCGAGAGCACGTCGAGGCCAGCGCCGTACAGCTTGCCTGTGGCGTCGATCGCTGCCTTCTGAACCGTCGCGTTGCGGAAGCTGACGATCGCCGCGCTGCCGGTATAGGTGTTGAGCGTGTCCGTGACGACAGGAGTATTCACGTTCGCCGTGTCCGTCCCAGTGAGCGTGATGTTCTTCGCGCTCGCCGTGAGCGACGTCATCCCAGCGCGCCCTGCGACGAGGCTGGTAGCGCTAGACGTTCCGAGGCTGAGGGCTCCGGCGCTATCAATGCGCGCACTCGGGTCGACGAGATACGCAGCCGACGTGAACGTGTGATGGGTCACGCCGCTGTTGAAGAACTGGATCCCAGAGGAGTCGTCGCTCTTGATGCCGGTCGTGGCCGCCGTGAAGAGGCCGAGCGCGGTTAGCCCAGTGCCTCCGACGATGGACGGATACGTGAAGGCGTAGTTGATGTTCAGAAACTCTGTCGTGCCGCCGAAGAATTGAAACCTGAAGCCGGTGTTGGGCACGCTGAACCACGTGCTGAACGCCGACGAGTTGTCGACGCCAATGCCGAAGTCAACCGTGCTTCCTGAGAGCGCCGGGTACAGCGTGAACTTCTGCCCGGTCGATCGCGTCGTGAACGTCGGACCCTGTCCGTTCGTGGTGCTTGCGAATGAGAAGTTGGTGACGGGAGCTGTGAGCTGCACGTTCGTCGCAGTGCCGCCGAGGGTCAGTATGCCGGCGCTCACGAGGTCTGCGTTGTTCCCTGACCAGACCCAGTTGCCCGTCGCGCCCATCGGTCCGATGAGCGATTCGGTATTGTTGGTGTTCCTCGCGTAGAGGCCGAAGCCCGTCTTGTAGTAGACGCCAGGCACGCCACTGGCGCCGGTCCAGCCCGATTGCGGCGTGAGCTGGATGCCCGCAGCCGCCTTGAAGGGCGAGAGCGAGTACGAGACGCTGCCGACAGCGAGCAGGGTGCCGACGATGGCGAGAGCAGAGATCCAGTTCGGAACTTGGCGACGCAGATAGCTCATGTTTGTTCAGTCCAGCGCAATGAAGGTGACGGTCCCGGAGAACCGACCAGAGGTGTTTACGTTGCAGCCCGAGCTCGTGACGCTGTCCAAGGTGATGGCGACAACAGCGCCGTCAGTCGGGACAGCGTCGCCGCCGATGACCTTCGGGGCTGAGGAGAACGCGCCCGCGAAGCTGACGGCGATCGTGTCCTCGGCGCCCGTGAACGTCGCGGTATAGGTTCTGACGGCCATCTCAGAGCCCGCCGCCGGACGAGAAGCGATTGACGTACAGCTCGACGGTTCCGATGTAGCCCGTACGCGCCGCGCCGCCGGTCGTGAGCTGGCCTCCGACTGCGATCTCTTGCGCCGTGATCGGAAGGTTGGTGGTGTACGTCTTGACGAGCACGTCGTTGATGAAGAAGCGCGCCGTGTTCGCTCCGTACGGCGTCGTCGAGCCGTGGTACTCGATGCGAAGGCGCTGCATGCCACCAGTCCCGAATGCGAGCGGAGGAACGCCGCTGTCCTGCGTGGTGGTGGAGGCTCCGTCGTTCGCCTCGCACTGCCAGTTGGTGACCCCGCTCGTCTTCTTGAACCAGAGGTAGCCGCTCGCGCCCGGCGTGCGGTAGTCAGACGTGCCTGAGAGGCCGACCCAGAAGGTGGCGTTGTTGGCGCCGACGGTGTCCATCGCAAAATCGACCTTCAGCTCCCACGACGCGAACGTGCAGGCGGGATTGAAGATCGGAGGGCTGGAGAGCAGGACCGCGTTGTTGAGCGTGCTCGCAAGAATCAGTTTCGAGAATGTCCCTGCGTAGAGGGAGCCGCTGACGCCGCCTTGCTGCCACGACGGAGCACCACCAGTGTTGGTGTACTCCATGTACCAGACGGGGTTGTTGATGAGCAGTCCCGCGGCCGTCGTGTTCAGGCCGGCCATCCACTGTTCGCGGAAGATGTTGATCGGACCGCCAGGGAAACCGTTGTGGCTCACCAGCCATCGCGGGTTGCTGGCGCCGTTGGCGTACGGCATGAGCTGCGGGCCGTCAGCGTTGGCGCCGCCCGGCGCGACGGGGAGCTGCCCGTTGAGGAGCTTCATCAGGTACGCGATGAAGTCTGGAGACGTCTTGATCGCTTGCGCGATATTCGCCCACGAGGCGCCGTCGAGATCGGACGGAACGTAGACGATAGGCGCGACGCCCGGTCCCGGTGCTGGCGACGGCGCCTCGATCGCTGTTGGATTGCCTGCGTAGTTTGCTCCGAATCCCATCGCTGTAACCCCTTACGCCCCAGGAAATTGAACGATGGTCGCCGTGCCCATCGTGTTGGTCTGCTGCGCCTGCACGGGCCAGCCCATGAACTTCCCCTGCGTCGCGACGTAGACGCCCATGCACCTAGCCTTCGCAGGGCGCCACTTGCCGATGACGCTTTGCAGGCGCCGCAGGTCGACAGGATGAAGATCGGCGAACGGATTGACGCCGGTCTGGAAGGCGAGAACGTCGACGTACCCAGTGAACTCACCGGACGCGTAGACGGTCACGCCTCCGGTCGTTGCTGTCGTGCCGTCGACAGCCGTCGTCACGAAGACGCCGCTGCCGTCGGTGATCACGGGCTTGCCTGAGACCATCTGGTACGTCGCGTCGGGGAATGCATTCGCCCACGTCAGCGCGGCGCTGCTGGAGTTGGAGAACGTGGCCCGCCCGAGCGTGTAGAACGGCGCTGTCGGCGTCGGGAAGAGGACCACGAACCGGCTGCAATAGTCGGTGTCGCTGTCGAGCAGCCACCACGGTAAGCCTTCCGGAACGCTGCGTCCGGGACTCGCCGTCGTCGGCGGCGTCACGCTCGACGTCAGCGCGACGGCGAGCTGCGAGCACGGTGTGGTGATCATGTTCCCCGACGGGTCCCAGCCAGGACCGAACGGAGGCAGCGGAAGCGTCAGGCTGTATGCGAGACCGTTCTGCTGAACGATGACCGCGCTGCTGAAGCCGGCGAAGTGCAGCGCGATGAGCATGCCGAGCGGCGAGCCCGCGTACTGCCACTGCTGGATCCAGTTGACGAGGCGGTTGCTATAGGCGCTGTCGTTGGGACCTTGGTCGAGGAGCCGACCCGAGCCGATGATCGGCAGCGTGCTCACGTCTCCGGTCTTCTCTGGGAAGCGGAGCTTGACCGCTGCGTCGGCATCGTCGGCCGAGCGGTCAGCCATGACGGCAGCGAAGCCGCCCATGATCGCCTTCGCCTTCGATCCCATCCACGCGAGACGCAGGCTCGTTGTCCACGTCTCCCACAGCCCGGCCATGTGCGGTTACTCCGTGATCCAGGTGAGCGCGGTGGAGATGTCTTGCGTCCAGCTCGCGATCTCGTAGCCGCCGACCACGATCGGAAGCTGGAGATCCTGCGCCAGGCCGTTGATGGTCAGCGCGGTGTCGGTAAAGTTGGTCACGCCTGGCGTGGTTGTGATGAGCGCGGAGATGTACTCGTGGTCGATGCGCGGGTTCACGCTGATAGGTCGCCCGAGATCGACGCCTCCGAAGTACAGCGCCAGGGCGCGATTGATCGACTGCTGTGCGCTCGCTTTAAACGCCTGCTGAACGGTCACAGTTGCGCCGCCGAGGGTGACGGTGCCCGTCGTCGGCGAGAGCGTGACGGGCTTGTCGGTCAGCATCGAGCGAGAGACGAACCACGATTGAACCGCGGCGATGACTGAGGCATCCAGCAGCGCGCCCTGGCCTGCGATGTAGATGCGCACCTCGTTGTTCACGGTGCCTACCGTGACGAAGGCGATCTTCACCTGCGTGGAGGCCTTGCGCGCCAGCAGCACGTAGCCGGACGGCGTCGGCGACACCGGTACGGCGTTGCCCACGTCGTCGAGCTGGATCGCGATCAGCGGGATCTTCGCTTTGCACCGAGCGCCGTATTCCTGCGGCGTCTCTTGGTCGCGGCCCACCTGGGTGATGTCTGAGCCAGGCGTCGAGAAGTAGTAGATGGCGCCGGCGGCGAAGGCAGGGTTGCCGCCGTTGTTCGCAAGCGTGATGTTGATCCCGAAGCCGCCGAGGTTCGTGGCCGAGCTGCCCGTCTGCGGGGTCCAGGTTCCGTTGTCGAGCAGCGTCGACCACTGCGCCGCGCCAGCGTTGCCCGTCGAGTCGATGCGCACCGCGACCGAGTGAGAGCCCGTCGGCGCTCCGCTCGGCGTGACGCTGCCGATACCGCTGCCTGATTGCGAGACCGAGCTGAACGTCGGCGCCGGATTCGTGGCGGTGACGCCCGGGTACGAGCTGGTCACGAGTACGATGGAGCTGCCGCTCGGGTCGTTGTACTGGATCCCGTTCTGCGAGTCGGTGAGGAACTCGGAGCGGAAGAGCGCCAGCACTGCGCCGCTGCCCGGGATGGTGATCGTCTCGTCGAGGATGTAGCGGTTGCCCGTCGCTGGGAACACGACGGTGAGCGAACCAGCGACCAGCGGCCCGTACGGGATGGCGGTCGCGTTGGTCAGCGTGATCCTGCGGCGGGTATTGGTCGCGCCGATGCGAGGCTCTCCGTAAAACTGCTCACCGACCAGGTCGCACCAGCCGGTGGCGTCGAGGCCGAAGGGAGGATCGACGAGGCCGAACGCGTAGTCTGGAAGGCCGCCGGCGGCGATAGCAGCGATGACCTTGCGAAACTCGACGCGCAGCTTGGCGACGACGTAGGCCATGCCGCGGTACACGCCGCCTTCCTTCCAGTCCGTCACCCGCACCTTGCGGTAGCGGAGCTCGGGCAGTACCTCCTGGTCGAGCACGTTGTCCTGCGAGGGCTCGGCGAGCAGGTCGTTGAGCGTGTACGCCATCGGTTATCCGTCCTTGAGCAGCGTTGCGGAGACGTCGTCGACGCGCAGCACCATGCGGTACTCGCCGGTCGCGGTCTCATGCGTCTCTTCGATGGTCATCACGTTGCCGCCGAGAGAGACGACGACCTCGGCAGAGTTGATGCGCTCCTCGTCAGCGGTCGCTACAAGGTTCGCAGTCGCCTCGAAGTCGGCGCGGTCGGTCTCATCCATGCGGCGGCCGAGCGCGTCGCGCACGTCCATGCTGGCGAACTCTCCATCGTCGCCGATGTCCTCGAGCGCTCCGTCCGGTTGCAGGAACCGCCGCGCCTGCGCGTAGGCAATGTTCTCGTCGCCGCTGACCAGCTCCTCAGGATCGGGCAGGTCGTCGAGCGCCTTGATGTCGGTGTTGGCGAGCGCCATCTTCAACCCGTGACCGTGAAGACGCGCGCGCCGTTTCCGCTATTGGAAACGGTGGCCCCGCTGTTCACCTTCACCTGCATCCACACTGTGTGGAAGCCGGAGGTGAGCGCGATGGGAACGCGCCAGCTTCCGCTAGAGAAGTTGATCGTTGAGATCATGTCGATGCAGGCGGTGCCGTTGTTGAGTGGCACTGCGACGCCGTCGACGATGAGCTGGAATGTGGCAGTCGCGCGGCTGCCAAGACCGAGCACGCTCGCCCAGCACGTCACATCGATGTGCAGGAGATACGTCTTGGCGACGGGCGCGTTGAACGTCCACGAGCCGAAGAAGTTGACGTAGGCCGTCGATACGATCGAATCGGTGCCCGGCTGGTGGATGTCCTGCAACGGAGGCGTGAGAGGCGTATACGTCGCCAGGATCGCGTCGACGAATGCTGCCGGCGCAAGGTTCCCCGCAGCGATGCTGGCCTGCAATCCCGTCACGGGCGCCGCGAGGTTCGCCTGGTTGTTGCCGGCGAGCGTCGCTGCAGTCTGGGCAGTCGCAGAGGGAACGAACGGAGGCATCAGCCCCCCTTTACGATCGACGCCGAAGCGGCTGGGTTGTTGGTGACGGGGACGCCCATTGAGTCGACGCTTCCCTGATAGAGAAACGGCAGCGCTCCGACGAGCCCGAGCTTCAGAGATGTGGCAGACGCCTGGAGCACTTGGGTCCCGGACACCTTGACGGTGACGATCCCGTTGCTGACCTCGATGCTGTCGTTGGCGGCGTCGGTGAATACGAGCTTGGTCACCTTCGCGCCCGACTCCCAAGCCGGCACGGCGTAGATGCGGGATGGGTCCCCCTTCTCCCAGCCGAGCAGAACGATCGCGCCGGGCATCACCGTTGCGACGGCGCCGGGAATGCCGACGCGGATCGGGACGCCCTGGTGCGAAGGGATCCGTCCGTCCTCTGGCTGCACGTCGACGGTCGAGCCGTCAGCCGCAGCGACGCGCACCTCGGCCCGATAGAACAACATGTAATCGAGCGGAGGCGGCTGGCGGTCCCATCCGAGCGAAGCCAGCACCGCGCGGACGATGCGATTCACTCCGCCCATGCTGTGCTCCTGATCCGGTCCGGTGAGATGAAGTGCTCGACTGCGGCGACCTTGCCGACTCCGTCGATAGTCACGCCCGGCTTGAGCCGCAGCGTGTCTACAGCCAGCTCGTAGTGGCGCGCGCTCGGCACCGCGTCGGAGATCACGTCGCCGTCACCGAGCAATAGCTCCGGCCAGGTCTCCGCTCCCATCCACACAGACCCGTCTTCGAGTACGCGCCAGGTGATGTCGGATCCTGCCGCGCGCGCCAGGTCGTCGAGCGCGCGCGCAGCGCGGCACGGACCGAGCGTCCAGCGCGTAAGCGGCGCGGTGAGGATAGACACGCTGATGTTGCTTGCCTGCGTCTCGCCTGCAGCGCGCAGCACGGCGCCGAGAGGGTCGCGGAGCTGCGCGCGCTGGTAGCTGCCGCTGACGTTCTTGCCGAGGCCGCCGGCGCCGCCGACGATCCGCAAGTAGCACGAGTCGAGGTGAACTCCCGTGCGGTCCGCGAGCACGGTGCCGTTCAGCGTCAGTCCGTCGGCTGCCTCGATCGACACGGAGCCGGTGACGGCCTCGGCCGCGTCAATGACGAGATCGGCGATCCAGGTGCCGCGCGTCGGCATAACGATGCGCCCTCGGAGAACGGGGTGTCCTCCGCAGGTCACGAGCGACATAGCGCGCCTACTTCTTCGGTGCGGCTGCCGTCTTCGACGTCGACGGAAGCGGGTTGGAATTTCCTCTCGCGGCTGCGGCGGCGGCGCGAACGTTGGCGACCTTTCGCTTCCCGGTGTATGTCGCGGACGCCCGCTTCTTTCCTCCGCTCGGCATCCAATGCCGGAGACGGAAGGTCATCTTGAGCATGCCGAGCTGCTCGGCTCTTTCGAGGCCCGAGGCGCCAACGATCTGCACCGCGTTGATACGGAGCAGGCGCACCGACGGGTGATCGAAGCTGACCGGCTCGGGGTTCTTTCCGTCGCGCGGAAGGAGTTTCTGGCAGACGTTGTCGAGCGCTTCGACCTGAAGGTCCGTCCACACTCTCACCTCGAGCGTGAACTCCTGCGGCTCCAGGCCGTGCGCAGTCGGGCGCGATCCGTTCTTTCCCGCCGCGTCCTTGGGATCGAGCTTCAACCGGATCGAGGCGCCGCCAGTGATGCGCGCGAGCCCGGGAACGGGCTGGTCTCCGATGGTCGCGCGATCCCAGCCGCTCAGGAAGACCGGCCCCTGGCCGGTGCCTTTGCTGCTGACCTCGGGGGAGAGCGGCGGGAATGTGCTCACTGCGTCACCGCAGTACCGCTGGAGTCGTCGACCTCATCCAGAAGAGACAGAACAATGTGGCGTGCCCTCTGCTCGAATTCCGCGCCCAGCTCAGAGACCTGCTTGCCGGCGGCGTCAATCGAGACGTCGATCGAAATGTTGGGGATCGGCCGCGGCGGCTCAGCAGCACGCGCGGGTCCAAATGCCTTGTCGGCGAGGTTCTGGCGCGACGCCTCATCGACCATTGCAGCACCCGTGTCAGCGACGGCTTTCCGTCGCGTTGCCTCATCAACGACCGGGGCGCCTGTGTCGGTGACGATGTTGTGGGCCGGCGACGGGATGCCCATCCGCTGGCGAAACTGCGCCCTGACGCTCTCGGGCATCTTGGAGACGGCGGATTGAATGTCGGCCTGGGAGAGGCGCCCCTGGCGATAGCCGTTGAAGAGATCGTTGAGGTCGCCTGCGATGCCGGTAGCGCCCTTGCGGGCCTCAGGCTTCACGCCAAAGACCTTTTCGATCTTGGTGCTCAGCTCCGTGAGCGGCTCCATCAACTTGTAGGACCAGTTGAAAAGATCCTTCAGCCCGTCGACGAACGAGCCGACGACGCGGACGCCGATCTGGACGTCGTCGGCGAACTCTCGAACGCCGCTCGCGATGCCGTTCAGCACATCCTCCTGGGTGAGCTGGTCGACCCAGGTGGAGAACTGATTGATCATGCTGTCGAGCGCAGCCGAGATACGCGCGCCCGTCGGCGACTCGGGGTCGAGCGCTTCGAGCGCGCGGCCGATCGCAGTCGACAGCTTGCCGAGCGCAGGAGAGTTGGCGAGCTTCTCGAAGTACTGGTCAGGTAGGCGCACGAACTTCGCCCACATCCCGTTGAGATTGTCTCCCGCCTCCATCGTCGCCTTGCCGAGCGCTCCGCCTTCGCGCTTGGCGATCTGATTCAGCGCGACGCTGATCAACGTCTCCGAGTTGATCTTGCCTTCCTTGGACAACTGCTCGGCCGACTTCGCAGACACGCCGAGCAGAGAGCCGAGGTCCTTGAAGTAGTCGGCCTCTCCGATCGCCAGAGAGCGCAGCGAGCGAACGTCGACCTCGCCCTTGAGCGCGATCTTCCCGAACGCGTCGAGCGCGCCTTGCACTTCGCTCATGCCGCCGTTGCGACGCGCAGCGATGTCTGTCGCCGCTGTCGCCATGTCGTCGAGGAGCTGCGTGTCGGAGATGCCCTGCTCGAGCAGCGGAAGCATCGCTTTCTTCATGTCGCTCGCGTCGAACCGCGAGGTGCTCTCGAAGCCCGATGCGAGTTTGCTAACGTTGCCAGCGCCCTCTGCGCCGACGTCGAGACGGACGGCGAGATCAAGATCCTGGGTGTCGGCCGCGGTCTTGAGCATTTCCTTGCCGAGGTCGATCACCTTCTCGACGACCTTCGCGGCCATCTCGTAAACGGAGGCGAAGACTTCCAGCACCGACTTGGCGCCCTCGGCCATGTCGAACGTCATCAGAGAGCCGCCCTTGGCGAGCGCGCCGAGGTTCAGGCTGAAGCCTCCGGCGCCCGTCGACGCCTTGCCCATCTCCATCTCGAAGGTCTCGAGAGACTTAGCGGCCTTGTGGAGACGGCCCTCCGTCTTGCCCAGCTCGTCGTTGGCTGGGCGCAGCGCCGACGCAAAGTTGCCCGTCAAGCTGAGCTGAAATGATAGCTCTTGCGACACGGGCTACTCCTTGGTGAGGAAGCGGTTGATCTTGACGAGAGAGTCTGCGAGGAGGGCGGCGCCGACCTGCTGTTGCTCAGATGGATCGTCGATGCCGAACAGCGCTAGCAGCGCGTCGGCGGCAAGAAACGAATCACGGCGCGCTCGACGAAGCGCGCCTACCAGTTTCCCAGTTGCACCTCGGCGCCAGCTCCAGCGAGGAGGCGAACCTCGGCGATGATGAGCGCCGCGAGACCAGGCCAGCGCTTCATCACGACGTGAGCATCCGCGACCGGGCCGCCCTCAGCGACGAGGACAACGATGCCCGACAGCGCGCCGTCGAGGACCACCGGCCAGGGGTTGACCTTTCCCTTGCGGAGAGCCTCTTGGAAAATGCGATACGGCTGCGGCGCCGGAGGGCGCAGCGCGACCGCGAACGAGGCGCCAGGAGGCTTCAGGCGGCGCCACGTTGCGCGCTCGTCGTCAGCCAGCGCCGCTGCGACCAGAGCCGGCGGCTCCTCGTCGAAGGCTGGCGCCTCCATGCACGCGTCTTTGATCGCAAGCTTCTGGCGCAGCACTTCGCCGATGCGCGCGGGGAGGCCCGGCCAGCGGACGAGCCAGCTCGCGACCGTCGGAGCGTCTGGCCAGATCACGACGTCGCGCACGAGGCGCTGGCCGAGATCGTGCGGCTCGTCCTTGAGACCGAGCGCAGCGGCGAGAAGATCCGCGAACGCGGAGGACGGCTTGACGTCAGGCGGCAGGTCGCACGCGCCGGTAGGCACGCCGATGATGATGGGGAGACGAACAGGAACGCCGCCATCTCCGGTGACGAAGATGGCGGCTTTCTCGGGGTGACGGTGGGCGTGCTCGAGGAAGAGAGCGCCGAGCTCGTCGTCAGAGGGAGGGGTGACGATCATGCTTTGCTCCTAGTTGCGGGGGGTTCTAGCGGTAGATGATGAAGGCGCCGCCGTGAAGCTGCGCGTCGCGAACGAACAGCGGCAGGTCGACCATTAGGGCGTCCTGGTTGTTCTCGCTGGTGCGAGCTTCTTCGTTGAACATGAACTGGACGGTGTCCGTCATCAGGTTCGAGAGGTTGTTGCCGTAGGTGACCACGGCCTCCATCTCGATCTGTCCGATGCCGAGCGTGGGGTACTGCTGAGCCAGCTCCTCTTTGATCGCCTTCCACTCCGACAGGAGCATCGACAGACTTCCGTCGGTCTCTTTCACATCGATCGTGTATCCGATGATGTCGCCCTGGCTGTTGTGGACGGGCTTCTTTTTGGCGCCGGCCTTGTAGTTGAACTTGCTGAAGGTCGACAGCGGACGGGTCAAGCCCGCAGTGGCGCCGCCGATCTGAAAGTCGACGGTCGCGTGCTGGAACTCCTGACCGTTGAGCGAGGGATTCGGCATGGTACTACTGAGCCTCCACAGTGATGACGCCCGAGAAGAGCGTCGTTGCGTTCACGTCGCTGACGAAGCCCAGCGTCTGGAACGTGTACTGAATGTCTAGACGTCGGGGCGACTGGCCGAGCTGCGACGACGCGAGGATCTCCGCCGACACCAGAGAGGCCTGCGGCTTGACGAATGCGCCGCCGGGCATGAGGCCCGCCTCTCGCTTGAAGACGCCGTCGAGCTTCTTCGACCACGCGCGCCGCTGTTTCTCCTCGATCGTTCCGTCGGGGTTGACGGGCGGGCGCTGACCGAGCAGCGCGAGCCCGGCGTCACGGAGCGACGGCAGGCAGGAGTTGAGCGCGCGCAGACCGCCGGCGTCTTGGAATGCAGCGTCGGTGGTCATGTTCTTGAAGCCGAAGCCGCCGGCAGTGATGGCGAGGAACACGCCATCGCGGGTGCGGTAGGTGCGGGCGACGTTGTACTGAACGTCGTCGAGGTTCTGCGCGCTCGACTCGTCGCGGACGATGGAGAAGAAGTCGAGCGGGCCGAGAGGCTCGAGCGCCGACAGGTCGTCGCGCGGATCGGTGTCGACGTAGCGCACAGCCATGCCCCAGTGGAAGGGCCGCAGTAGCTTGGCGCCGGTGTTCAGCGCCGAGGTCTGGCGATGCGTGCCGGGGCACACCGCAGTGCGCCGCAGGTCCATGCCTTCACGGGCGGCGCGGACAACCGCGTCGGTGTCAGCCACGTCGCGGATCGCGTTCCCGCCCGACATGACGATGTCGCCGACGACCGGGCAACCGGTCATCGCCTGCCAGTCGAGGCCGTCGGTGGCGAGCGCCGCTTGCAACTGCGCCTCTACCGTGGACGCCACCGAGATGGCGCCGGCCGCCGAGCTGGGCAAGCCGCCGAGCACGAGCAGCGTTGCGCGGATGGTGCGGTCGGCGCGCGCCACGGCAAGGGCCGCAGTCACGTCCGACGTCGAGTAGCCAGGCGCGCAGGAGAGGAACGCATACGCGTCGTCCTGGACGAACGTCGACGCGCAGGTGAGCACGATGCCCGTGTTGGGGATCACGATCTTGCCCGAGGCAGGGATCGCCATGTCGGGCAGGGTCGACAGTCCGTTGTCGAGGCTGACGCGAAGCATCGCCGTGCCGGCGGCGCCCGCCTTGACGACGCGCGCGAAAACCTCGCACGACTGCAGCGGGCTGGAGGCCTGCGTGAGGGCCGGGCCGGTGGTGCCTCCCGAGCGGGTGATCGTGCCGTCGACGCCGATCGAGTACGCCTCGTTGGCCACGTAGGTGCCCGCGGGAAATGTCGAGGTGCAGAAGGTGCCGGGAATGCGAGCGGTGCCGCCAGCCGGGAGCGTCACCGGTGCGGAGTACGCGCCTGAGCCACCGACGCGCCACTTGTACGTGCCGGTGCCGAGAACGCCGCCAGCGACGACCTGAATGTCGACGACCTTGTGCGGGGCCACCGTCGGCGCGATGGTGCCGGCGCCGGTGCCAGTCTGAACGACAGGCGTCGAGAGCCCGCCCGCAGCGGACGGAGTCACCGGCACGACGTACGCGGTCAGCCCCGAACGCAGGCACTTCGCGACCAGCTCGGAGAGCGGGCCGACGTCGAGCGTCGCCAGCAGTGAGGTCTGGTCGCCGAAGCGGTAGACGGTCGCCGGAGTGCCTCCCGGAGAGACGTCCATGAAGATGATAGAGCGGGCGCGCTTGTCGGCGCTGACACGGGATTGACCGCCCCCGCTGCGGATGCTCATTCTGGATTCGCCGAGCGACATCGGTTAGGCCCTCTCTGTCAGCGCACGCTTCGTGAGCGCGTCGAGTGTTTCGACCGGCAGGACCCGGCCCAGTTCGTCGTGCGCCGCCCCGAGCTCGTGCTCAGCGACGTGCGCGCGGATATGCGGCAGGAGCGCGGCGACCTGCCACGGCTCCAGATGCTTCGCGTCCGCGTAGAAGCGAACGGACACGCCTTCGGCGTCGTCTTCAGCTGCGGCTGTCGGAGGCGTCGCGGGCTCGGGCGCGTGCGGCGCGTCCATCGGCGCCGCGTCGTCGGCGGCGTCGTCGTGATTGTCTTCGTTCATGTGGGGCTAGCTCCTGGTGATCGAGATGGCGTCGACCTGGCCGACGCCGAACGGAACGCGGTCAACGCCCAGCCGCACCGTGAACGTCACGGAGAGACCGACGCCCTGGCTCGACGTGTCCGTCTTGTTCCAGTCGATGCCTGGGCCTCGCTGCCAGAACAGGCCGCCGGCGGCGGATTGTTCTTCAAGGCCTTGAAGCAGTCGGCGCTGTAGGTCCCACGCGGGGCCGTAGTCGGCGCCCCAGCAATGCGCGACGATCGTCTGCACGACGTCAGCCATCGATTGCTTGACGAGCTTGGGCGCGTCGTAGTCGCCGCTGGTCGGCTCGAGCGTGATGCGGCCGGTGGATCCCTGGTAGGCGAGCGCCTCACTTCCGAGGGCCACCTTCGCAAAGCCTTTGAGAACAGACGTCGCGGCAAGCGCATCAGCAAGCGCCTGCAGTGGATGCGTCGGCGTCGCCATGAGCTACCTCGTCGAGCGGTCGTACCAGCGGGTGATCCCCGCGCTGGCGCCGCGCATGATTGCGTTGGACCACTTCGACGGCAGTGCGCCTGTCGGGTAGATCGGGCGCCGTGGCAGCACGCGCTGGCTGACGGTGTGCGCCGCTGCATATCGCTGGTAGGTGCCGCGCTTGGTGGTGCCGTCCTTCTTCAGGATGCGTCGGCCTGCGACCAGCTTTCCCTTCGAGTTGAAGGAGAGGTAGCGGGAGAGCGCCGCGACCTTGCGCGCCGGGAACGTGCGGCCCTCGTGGTGCGCCTCCAGCCAGTTGCGTGGCGTCGCGGCCGTGTAGCGGAGAACGCCTCGATCGAACCGAGAGCGGAATGCCGCTGCGAGGCGGCTCGACACGAGCGCCGGCCGACCGCTCTTCGTGCGCTGCCACTCTCCGTCGGGCCCGACGCCGGTAGCGAACTGCTCGCGCAGCACTCCGTCGACCTCGTTCGCGACGCGCTTTCCGATCTCCTGGCTGGCGCTGCTGTCGGGCTTGGCGAGGTTCTTCAGCGCGCGCTGGAGCTGGCGCAGGCCGTCGAAGTTTCCGGTGAGGCTCACGCCGGACCTACCATCCCCGCTCCGGGTCGCTGTCCGTTGCGAACAGGTTGCTCGTGTCAGCGGCGACGTCGCTCGAATCTATGAGGCCGGGCGATTCGATCTTGTCCTGGCCGATGAGGTCGAGGTACTCGCGCGCCTGCGTTGCGCGCACCAGCAGATTCTCGTCGCCGATGGCGGCGCCTGTCGGGGCGAGGCCCTTGATGCTCTTGAGCTCGTAGGCAGCGATGCGGCCTACCGCTCCCCTGACGTCATCGCCGACGGCGTAGACGGGAGGCTCCAGCGACATTCGCGCGATGGCTTCGTCGCTGGCGGCCTTCGTCGCCGTCTTGCGAAGGTCGAAGCGGGAGGCGGTGATCGCCGGGCTTCCACCCGGGGTGGTCACCGCGCCCGCCGCGTCGATCACGTAGACGGAGTCCACTACGTAGGTGCCGGCGGGGAACACTGCGTCGGCGTAGACGTCAGAGAGCCGAGGCGCCCAGGAGCCAGCCGCAGTGGACTTGAGCGGGTCGCTGTAGTTTTGCGTGCCCTGAAAGCGCCACGCGATCTGCATCGCGCCGAGCGCGCCGCCGGTGGTGATCTGAACCTCGATAGGGCGAGGCTCGAACTGCTGAAGGAACTCGTACGAGAGTCCGTACTGTTCCAGCTCCGTCAGCGGATCGACGAGGTACACCAGTGGCGTCGGCACGGCTTAGGCCTTCTTGGCGATCTGCTTTTCGAGAAGCGCCACGCGCTCGCGCAGCGTCTCCGCTTCCGACTTCGGAGGCGGCGGCGGCGCGGCGACGTTCTCGACTACGACCAGGCGCTCGTCGGTCTTGATGTCGGCGAGCTGCTTGGTGGAAATCTGGGTCGGCGAAAGCTGCCGGTGAAACTCCTCGACAGCGCGCTCGTTGGCGAGCAATTCCTGGACGCGCTTGCCGAGATCGACATCAGCTCCCGGTAGCTTGACCTCTGCTACTTCGAGAGGAACAACTTCGAGCGTGACGGTCTCTTTCGTGAAAGCGCGACCAGCGCCCCAGCGATAGGTGAAGCCGTCGACGGGGAGAGCACGAACGTGAACGTACATGTGGATCTTCTCCTGGCGGGAGGGGTTAGGAGATCGATGGCCACGGCCCCGCGCACGCCCTCCGCGCACGCGAGGCCGAGGCCGTCGAAGGTGGACTACGCGTCGGCGCTGACCATCAGCTGCGGCAGGCCGTAGCTGGCGTTGTAGCGGGCGTCGGCCGCGTACAGGTACACGTTGCGCTCGACGACGTTGTCGTCGGTCGCGAGATCCTTGCGGACCAGATTCGGCGCCTGGCGGCGCTGGAAGATGAGCGGCTTCATCCGCCCGCCGACGGCGGCCAGGTACCACTTGGTCGCCGAGGTCAGGTACGGATTGACCTGCAACACGGCGGCGCCGAAGAAAATATTCTTCGACGCGCCGCCCGCTCCGATGGCGCCGAAGGCGGTGCCCGGAACGAGGTACTCGGCCTGGAGGATCTGGCGGCCCGTGACTTCCAGCTCCGGCGGAACGATCAGCGCGAGCTGCTGGACGCCCGGCATCGGCATCCCGTTCTCACGCTTGAAGCGAGAGAAGCGCGTCTTCGCCAAGCCGAACTTGTCGACGGCCAGCGCGTTGCCGGCGCCGAGCGTGTTCGAGAACGTGCCCGCGGCCGCGTTGTCGGGATCGATCGGGTGCGTCGCCGAGAAGAAGTTCTGACCGTTGTAGCAGGCCGCTGCGCCGCCCGCCTCGAGCGTCGCCGCCATCAGCGAGTCCTCGTGGTAGGCGAACTCTTCGCCGAGCGACATGGCGCGGTTCTGCGCCGCAGCGATCGTGCCGTCGAGGTCGTCGTCGAGGTCGTACTTGTTCAGCTCGATCGTCGCCTCCCAGTTGCGGTTGACGATTGCCCAGCTACGCGAGCCGAGGCTCTTGGCCTGGCGCGCGCCGAGGAACTCGCGGACCTGCGGCGAGTCACCGAGCCACGCCTGGATGCTGCTACGCGACGCTGACGGGACTTCCATCCCGAACAGCGTCCAGAGGCGCTCGACGCCCGCGAAAGCGGTGTCGAGGTCGTGACGGACTTCCTGATAAAAACGATTCAGCGCGGGCGCGAGCGTAACGCTCATGTGTGCTTCTCCTGGGGCCGTGCCCCTCTTGCACGGGGCGGTGGCCCCGGAATTGATGCGGCGCTGTGCGCGCGCGGTCGTCGCGCGCGCCCGTCGGCGCCGTGAAGTTGCTGCGTTCGGTTGTCGGGAAAAGTCAGCCGGCGGGAGGGACGCCGGCTGGCGGGATTACTAGATCGTTGCCTGACGCGTGGCGGTGACGCTGAACTCGACGAAGACGCCGTCGGTGTCCACCTGACGCACCGTGCCCGCCACCGAGCGCGTGCTGGTGTTGCTGGTCTTCGCCACCGTCTGGTTGTCGACGATGTAGCAAATCTTCCCGATCTCGCTCTGGCCGATCAGGTCACCCGCCGTCGAGTTGGCGTACTTGAAGATGCCTTCCTCGATCTCGGGCTTGAGGCCGCCGTCGGCGAGCCCGGTGAGATCCCAGCGGTCGAGACCGCCCTGAGTCTTCACGCGGCCTGCGCCGACGCAGCCCGTCGCCGTCGCGGCGTTGAGCACTCGGCCCGACGCGTCGACCATCGCCATGCACCCGGCGATCAAAATCTCGTTCGCCTTGCCGGGGTAGTTCATCGGGAAACTCTTGGCGGCCCCGACCATCTGCGGGGTCTTCCGGCCGGAAGTAGCTGCGGACATGCTGATTGCTCCTTGGTTGTTTGCGGCCTATCCCGGCCTGGGTTTACTTGGTGGTCTTCTTGTTCGACGAAGCCATGCGCTCGCGGTTCTTCTTCGCGGCGTCGGCGATGCGGCGCTCCGTCTCGTCGACGATGTGGCCGCCGTGCTCGTCAGCCTTCGGCTCGACGTGCGTCGTGGCGGCGGCCGGGGACGGCCCCAGCGCCTTGACGAAACCGGCGACGCGGGTCATCGCCTTGGGCGAGATCGTTGCGTCAGCGAAGCAGGCGAGCAGAGACGTGGCGCTCTGGTCCTCCAGCTTGCCGATCGCGCCGCTCACCTTGGCGTCTTCGCCATCGTCGAGCAGCGACGGGACGACCGTCGCGAGCTGTCCGAGCGACATCGGCCCGCCGGCGCCGACAGCGCCCTCGAGCAGCGCGTGGAAATCGCCGCGCAGCTTGACCGCTGCGGAGCGAGACTGCTCCTCGCGAATCTGGCCGAGCGCAATCGCCGCCTCGGCGTTGGCGCGAATGCGGCCGATCGCCTCGTCGGCGTTGGCCGCTCCGGTGGCAGCGATCACGTCGCGCTCGGTGCGGGCCGCGGCCGTAGCGCGCTCGATCAACTGCTCCTCGGTGGCCTTCTCGTCGAGGCCGAACAGCGCGGCCATTTGGGTCACGAACATGTGATTGCTCCTCTGGGTTGCGCGGGCGACCAAGCTGGCCAGCACCGCCTCGTAGTTGCCGATCTCGTCGGCGAGTCCGGCAGCGACCGCATCGGCGCCAACGAACACGTCACCCTTTCCGAAGTCGGAAAGAACCTTGGACTCAGCCACGCCGCGATAGCGGGCGACGGCGCCAACGAACACGCGCGCGAGCGCGTCGACGCGGTCTTGGATTTGCGCTCGGCCGGCGTCAGTCATCGGGTCGGCCTTCTTCTTCGGCGACTGCGAGGACACGATATCGACGGACTGCGCGGCGCCCTGCTCCGCAGCGTACGTCGCGATCACGCCGATGCTGCCGAGCTGCGCCGTAGAGGAGGCCACGACCTTGTCGGCGGCGGCGGCGAGCCAGTAGGCAGCGCTGGCGCCCATGCCGCCGACGTAGGCGATGATCGGCTTCGTGCCGCGCGCGGCGTAGATGGCGTCGGCCAGCTCGGCGACGCCGTTGACCTCGCCGCCGGGAGAGTCGATGTTCAGCACGATCGACTGCACCGCCGGGTCATCCAGCGCGGCCTGTAGATCCTTGCGGACCGACGAGTAGCTGGTGGCGTCGCAAACCTGCTCCAGCAGGCCGGCGTGTCGGAAGAGCGGGCCGGAGATCGGGATGCTCGCGACGCCGTCGCGCATCTCCACCTTGCGCGTGTTCTGGAGCGGTACGCCGTCGCGCGCCGAGAGCGCTTGCTCGCGCAGCTCGGCCCAGGACTCATCACGCTGGACGAAGGAAATCATCCGCTGCATGCCGTCCTCAGTGACGGCCCAGACGGTGCGGAACAGGGAC